CGCCGTCGCTAGCAATTATTTTATCAACATCAATATCTAAATACTCGTTGAAAACAGGAAAAGCCCCATAAGTAAACTTTGCGAATTTCAATGTGCTAACCCCTGTTGTTATTAAGTCGTATTCATCCCATCTAATAATATACCAACCTATTTGAGTACCCGTATCTGCAAAGGTTATAAAGCAACCGAACGCATCAAGTATTTTATTAAGAACAGTTAAGCAATCATCTCTTTCATTAGCGTCTGTTTCAAATGAAGTTGCATCTAACATTATATCCCAAAATGTATGATTAGTAGAAATAAATACCCATACTTCAATTGTCTCTAATGTAAATGTTGATGTACTTACTTCTATATCTATTGAAGTTGTGGGGTTTGGTGTAATATTGGTTATTGTGTAAGTGCCATCATTGCCGGCCGCTGACCCTGTTATTTCTATTGTGTCACCTATTGTTAAGAAACCTAAATGCTCATAGGCTATCCTGAATTTATTGGTAGCTGTAATATTAAAATTTGCAGATAGGAATCTGAATCTTGATTTTTCATATAGATTCATTGCTATATAAACATTAGGCCCAATCCTGATTCTATTTAAACATAAATATATATAATCAATAAGCCTGAAATGTCCTACCGGAACATCGCCATCAGATTCTCTTAACCTCAGTTCGCTTAATGATCCCAATCCTTCACTAGCGTATAACCTAACAGGGTTAGGAGTTGGTTGAAATGCCTCTGTATTATCATCAAGAACTAAATTTCCTACGAAAGGAACTGTTCCAGGCCCTGAACTAATATTAAGCTGCACTTGGTAATTATCCTCATCGCCATCAGAAAACGTATCTACATTATTAGCTAAAGTAGTCCCGCCTACAAAAGGAACCGGCGGAGTTGAAAGAAAGCCACAAGTTAATCTTCGGCCTTTTATAACCTTTGTTTTATCATCGTCTGCATCTACGGATTCTAATATTATAGGGTCGGCCGACCCATCAAGAAACGAATCTATAGCTTCGTCAACTCCAATAGCTGGCTGGTCTAATGCAGTAATATCAACCCTTATTGCTTGCTGTTCAAAATTTACAATATCTATTCTGTACGTTACATCCATTAGAATCTACGGTTTGATGATTGCGCCCTTGATAAAACAACGTTTAAATCTTGTCCCGCTATATTTACGCTCCCTGTTAATTCTAAAGAGTTATTAAATGATCTCTGCCCAATACCACCATTAAAGCCACCACCGCCTAAATTAGCAGACCCGCTAAATCCTAATAAATTAGAAAATATTTTCCCGAAGCCACCAAGTGATCCGGATGCGCCGCCGGTAATTGCTGAAAGAATTGCCGCTTGGATCGCAGCCGCAATTAATTTCTTTACTAATTGATTAACTGATTTTATTAGGCCATTAAAAAACGCCTTCAATGGGTTTTCTCCTGCTACTATAGCATCAAACATTTCATTAAATGCCGGTGATAAAACATCGGTAACTAAACCAGCGGTAGCTAATATATCTTTTTGAAGCTCCTTAAAGAATTCCAAACTTCTATTTGCCTCCTCAATACCAGCTGTTAGTTGTTTAAAATCAAGTGTATTAATACTGTCAAATATTTTATCAAATGCTTTTGTCCCTACGCTGCCAAATTCTTCAAACTGCTTTTTTAAATCTAGCTTCTTATCTATCTTATCTGTAAAGCTTTTTGATAATGAAATATCAGGTATTACGTCTACATCAATACCCCTTTGAAGTTTTATGTCTTTGAAGAACCGATCAGTAAGTTCTTTTAATTCTTGCTCCCCTCTTTTGAAGTCGTCTGGGTTGAATATAAAATCAGCTTCGGTGGTTATTTGAACTGGCAGTTTTATTTTTAAATCTCCTGTCTTAATATCACTAAGTAGTTTTTTTGCTCTCTTAAATATTTCATCCTTACTTACAAAAAATGATTCCTCTAAATCAGGGACTACAAAAGCATTCCCGAACTCCTTTGCGAATTGTTTTGCACGAGCTATAGTATCATCGAATTCTTTATTAAGATTACTTTTGTCTATTTTAAAATCATCAAAGAAACTAAAGCCCATATCTTTTGCAATCTTGGCCGCTTCTGTTTGAAAATCAGATGCAATTTTTTCAAACTCTTTTTGTTCTTTTTGAACTCCAGCTATAACAGGGGCTAAGAATTTTTGTTCCTGTGCTGCTCTTGATGGCGCTTTTTCAAATGGAAGATTTAATCTCTGGAAGAAATTAAGATTCTTTTTTATATCCTCATTTGGAATTAAAGCAGCCTTAACGGCTTTTTTAGACGCTTCTTCTAATGCAAAATTTGCAGCAGCCTTTAATAGTGTAAATTTTATATAAGCATCTGCATTTTTACCAAGTTCCTTTTCAGCTTCATCAAGAGTTTTTACCAACCCAGTTGTTTTGCCTATTGATTCATTGTATTGCTTAACAACACCATCTTTACTTATAAATCCTTCTTTGGCTAATTGGATATTAGTTTTTAATTCATTTACACTTGATATTGCATGAGCATATTCATCCGCAGCTCCTTCAATAGCATCAGAATTTTTAACTGCTGCTGCCGTTGTTTTAAATAAGCTCTCCGTAAGTTCTGTTAAAGCAGTAATAACAACTCCGAAAATACCGGCTACCCCAATCCCGGGTAGAATTAAAGCAAGTTGCCTAACACTACTAAAAGCGGTTCTAAATGCATTGCCCAATCCTGCGCCGGAAGCCTTTGATTGCGCTTCTAACGCTTTCAATTGATTTATCACAGGAGCAATAGCTGATGGCAGTTGCTTAAACCCTGCAATTGCTGGCGGTACAAATGTCTTAACACCACCACCAAAAGCGGCAACTTGTGCAGTAAGATTTTTAACTGAATTTATCGTTTGGTTAGGGACTACAAATAATTCAAACCCTTTCTTACCTACATTCTGCAACCTTCTTACTTGTGCTTCTAATGTTTGAATTTCTTTATTATAAGCAGCTATTTTAGTGATATCTGTTTCTGTAGTAATGAAAATTTTCTTTGCCTCTGCCCTTGCTCTTAATGTTTCTATTGATTCGGATAGTATATTTACACTTGCTTGCGCCTTCACAACATCAACGCCAATAGGGACAACTAAAGCCTGTGTTTTTAAAGAAGCTATTTCAGATTTTATTCTTTGTATATTAGATTCAAACAACTTTAACTGAGTAGAACTAATATCTGGAGAAACTTTTAATGCTTCTAAGTTTATTAACTGCTGCTCTAGTGCCTTTATACGTTGTGCCGTATCAGTAATACCGGTAGTGTTAACCTTTAGGTTTATCTGCTTATCTAAAATACTTTTTAACTCCGCCTCAACCTCATTGATAACCTTCAGCGCCTGTGCATCATTAGCACGAATAAATATTTCTGATCCTTTAAGCTTAGAAATATCACCTATCAAATCATTGATCGTTGCTTCTGCTTGTGTGGCATTAGCCAGTATATTTAACTTCGGATCTGTAATGGTCGAGAACTTAGTTTTTATACCAGCAATAGCACTATCAATCTGAGAAGTATTTACATTCAGATCTATAGAAGAAACTTTTAATCCAGCTAATGACGAATTAATTTTTTGAATAGACGATGTAATTGATGCCTCCATTGCAGAAGCAGAACCCAATATCTTTTTGAATTCTGTTGACGCTACATTACCAACGGATTTTAAACCGCTTAATGCGCCGCTAACTTCAGCATCAATTACTATTTTTAGCTGTTCTGCCATTCTTCTTTCTTTCGTCGTCTATTTTTTGCATAAGTGCTAATCTGGCCATCACCGCCTCACTTTCTTTAACTAACTGTTCCTGCGTTTTCATTCTTGGTTGTTCTCCCAGCCATTGCATAATAAACTTTTCCCCATGCGCTGTTTTCCCGGCTAAGTTTTCACCTATTGCATTAACATAAAAAGCAACCTTTGCAAACCTGATCTCATCAGCCTTGCGTCTATTAAAATACCCCTTCTGCATCAAAAAGAAATCTTCCAACTCCATATCGTAAAACACCTCCGGCATCAGACCGAGCCAACCGAACGCAACCTCTTTAAGACTTTCTAATGTTACGGCGTTAGTTGGCTCACTATCTCCCCCGGCGCAACTCCATTGGAACGAACACTATCAGAGTACTTAACAAACACATCATTAATAAATGAAGTATCTGAATCAAGTATTGCCTCAAATATTTCATCCTTAGTCATTACAGGGGTTAGCTTGTTCTTTATACATTCAGCATAGTAACCAGCATAAACAATGCCCTGAGTTACCTCAACCAACTTAACAGTATCAAAGCCCTCCGAGAAGGTAAGAAGATCCTTCCCGGTTGCTTCTTTAAATAGATTGTAAAAACGACCTATACCGAAATTTAATGTAAGTTCCCTCTCATTGAGAGTAACATTTATTTTCTTGCTCATATATTAATTTTACGATTCGTCTGCTTCAGTTGTATCAACATTACCAGTTATTTCAAATGTCCAATCGAAGGTCAACGATCCCGCTGCCGGGGCCGATGGCGCAACACTTGTGAAATAACCAATGCCTCTGATAAGCACCGCCGCACCTGTAGCTACAGAACCAACTGCGATGTTCAACATTCTCCCTTCAAGTTGTGTACTTGCATTACATAAGTCAAGTACCGCAGCCAGTGATGCTTGTGTAGATGTAGGGGCTGTATTAGCCGCTCCACTTCCTGTAATCGTTGCACCCGGCACTCCAAGAGATTTAATCTGCCCGCATTTAGTTACAAGCGTAGTAACATCTGTACTTAACGTACCATTAATGTCTGTTTCGCATACAATAGTTTTCCAGGTACTTGCAGCACCCCCTACTAATTTATACTGAAACACGACGTTGTTCGCTAAAAAATCATTAGTTGCCATTTGTTATCATTTTTTAAGTTGTTTGAACAATTCTATTTCTATATCTAACTATCTTTCGATAATATTTTTTACCTGATGAATACTCTTCAAAGCCGCTGCTAGTCTCCATAAGAACGTGCAAAATCTGGATACCAGATTGAGCAGCTAAATTGTGAATACCAGGAGTTGAATTTATTAAGGCTTTTATTTCGTTATCAATACCCGCTGATATACTTCTATCTACTGATAAATTGAATGAAGTCACTATATCTGTTATAATAATTTCATCGCTTCTGAATGATTGTTTCGTATCATCAGATGAATTTGATTCCCATCTTAGTTCAACATAGTTTCCCGTTTCAGATTCTGGTACACTACCTTCCTTATATACCGGAACAGATATAACACCATCAAGTAATGACATCCATGAATCCATCAATAAATCATCTACTGCGATCATATTGTATCTTTTAAAACGGTTACCACTCTTCTTAATAATTGTTTCCTTACCGGCCCAATCTGCTTAAAGAAAAATGGGTGAGGTTTAACACCATTTCTAATAATTGACCACGCTATTGCTTCTGCTGTTTCAACTAATGTATCTTGCTTCTTTTTACTAAGTGTAACACGCCCAGCAGCAATAGAACCTCTATACTTACCGCCAATACCTTTTCTCTTTACCCAATCCAAAATATTATTAAGAAAATCAAAATAATCTCCGGTTCCTTTGCCCCTATATGGAGAAGCATCTATGCCAGGTATTGATTGATATTTTCCTTTAGTACCAAATTCCATATAAGCAGAATACTTAGCACCTGATACAACCTCTAAAGTTGCCGCATCAATATGTTTAACTGTTATTTGCCCGGTAAGAATGGTTTGATCAACGGGAGCATCATTAATAGCCCTTTCTCTGAAATCTTCAGCAGCAAATTGAATCTCTGCACCAACTTGTTTTTTAATATTAGCCGGAGCAGCATCAATGCGTTTCAACAACCTATCAAACCCTATTAAATTAACCTTCACCATTTATTAACCAGTTAAATCGTTTTTCATTTATTCTTTCTATTTCTGTTATCGAATACCTTTTCTTCAGGTACACTAATTTCCACGTACTATCAATTTGCCAATCAGGGCGGAAACGGATTTTAAATTGCTTAGATTTATTCAATCTCGTTTGTCCCTGACTGTCTGTTCTTACTCCTGATGATTGAACTATCTCAGCCCATAGATTATATATAGTCTGAACAGCTTCTTTAGCATTACCTCTGGCATCCTTAGCCGCCGCCCATTTTTCGATTCTTATTTGTGTTTTAGGTATGCTCATATAATAACCGTATTCCGTGAATATTTACAAGACAGTCTATAAGCCATTCTGCCAGCCCCTTCTTCATCACCTCTATATTCATACAGGTAAGCAACCGTTCTCATTATGTCAATCTTTATAGCAACAGGCAGTATATCAAAGCCAGCAGTATAAGTTATTGTCATATTCTTTTGACAAGGCGATTTCAAATACTTCCATTTATTACCAACTATTTTATACGTTGTACTTGGTATATCATTACCAAACTCATCCGTTAAACTAATAATAGTTTGCACCGGGCCGTATGGGATTTCAATCATCCCGCATTGATTAGTTAATACCGTTTCCCATGTCTTTGGCACAACAGTAATACTGGCTTTTTCTTCTATAAGCTCTCTTGCTGATCTTATCAAGTCAGCCAGTAAAGCATCATCACCCGTGAAGTTTGAAAGATTATCGGAAGTTGATTCATCAAAATCAATATACCCTTCGACCCTTAAATAATCTTTCATTTCTTCGATGCTTACAGGTTCTTCAAACACTCCTGATTCATCCGTAATATCTAATGCCGATATGACTGCGTTATAATTCATATATGACTCCTAAATTCTATTACTTGTATTTTACCATACTTAACATTCGATCCGTTTACCGCTTTAGCCTGAACCCTCCAAACCCCTGTAACATCAACGTCACCCGTTTGCACATCATAATAAACTACATCATTACTTACTATGCCAGCCCATGAGCCTGTCACGCCATTAGGTTTAGTATATAAGATCGTCCCTGTGAATAATGATATATCCGCATCGGTATCTAATGAAAGTCTGAATGTTTGTCCGTTAAAGAGCATTTCTATTAATTATTCGTGAACTTAATCGTAATTCATCCGGTTGTATATCCGATCCGGTATTTACATTTGTTACCCCTGAACTTAAATTAGCATCAGTTATTTCTGACTGATCATTTACATTCGTTGTTATCCTGCTATGGAATAAAGCAATCTCACTTTCGATAATAGGTAATGCAACCAGGAAATTACCAACCATATACTCAACAGGCAACGAATGACGTTTCCTTATAACCGGCTCCTGTGTTGTTTGCCACCAATCAGTAATCAAAATATTTCGTGGGACTTCTACAAAGTATTGGCCGAATCTTGAATCCCTGAACTTTACTATTCTGGGCTGATTGGTTTCTTTAAACCACTTATCTAATGTTACAAGCTCCTGTACTGTTATTCCCCTAACTGAATAATCCTGCGTGTAAACCCTGGTTATTAATTTTCTAACCGGTTGTGGTTGTTGCTGAATCCAATCGAATGTTAGCGAAGGAATTTCAAATCTAAATTCACCGGCTGTTTGTCTGGTTACTTTTCTTCTTGTTGGTTCGTTTAATTGTCTGAACCATTTATCTAATGTAATTGTTTCAACCCCCGGCAAACTAAAATCAACAAGTATATTCCCGAAATTACTATCCCTTAATTTTACTATCCTTGGTTGTGATGCAGCTTGCCACCAATCGCTAAGTAAAATGGTTCTCGGTACTTCAAAACGAAACTCACCACCCGGTTGTCTTGTAACCTTTCTTAACGTAGGCTGCTGTGTTATCTGCCACCACTTATCTAGTGTAATTATCTCGGCAGATACAATCTCTAATTCCGTTCTTGTGTCTCCGGTATTAACATTACGCAGTTTAATTATTCGCGGTTGCTCAGTAGGCCTAAACCAATCTGAAACCAATATGTCTCTTGGTACTTCAAACCTATATTCGCCGAAATCAGTTTTTCTAATTTTCTGTTTTAATTGATTTGGGTATTGAGACAGCCAATCGGATATTAGCATATCTCTTGGGATATCAAATCTTGATTCGCCGGTATAATAAAATCTTTTCTTACTAAAATATGGTTGTTCAATTAGCCTGAACCACTTATCAACCGTTACATCTTCTACCGACGAAACAACTTCGGTTCTTGTATCCCCTGATGGTAGCTTTCGTAATGGTTGCTTTAATTGTAATGGGTAAGAATTAAGCCAATCAGATAATAGTATTGTACGGGGAACTTCAAATCTTGATTCACCACCGGTCTGCCTTGTTACTTTCCTTAGTACCGGTTGTTGCGTTGGTTGGAACCATTTATCTAACTTAATATCTTCAGCAAAACTTGTAGTCGGATGCATGAAAAACGAACCGGCTAGAATTGCTGTTGATAGTGCTTTCTTTAATACAGGCTTGGGGTGATCTTTATACCATTTGTCAACGGTAATAGTTTCAGATACCGAATCTTTATGAAGCGGCTCTGCTATTTCTTGATATATGATATAATTATTTCTCAAGGAAGTTTGATGTTATTTTTTTGCCCTGATGATAATACTATCGTTTTCCCGAAATATGGTTGTTGAATTTCTGGCTGTTTATGTTCAAATTCAGCAAACTCCGCTTCGATCATTATTGCATCTAAACATTGGTCAGGGTTTGCATCTTGTGCTAAGAAACGACAACGAATATTATTAAAATTCCCAGCCCCTGCTGTAACAGTCCAAGCTCCCCCTGTTGGCGCGGTTGCAAAATGGTTCCTGGCATACCGGTATGTCGTTACGCCAGCTGCGCCTACCCCTGTATTAAATACAGTAACGGTTGTCCCGTTATCATTTAATCTAACCTCCATTTGCCCGGCTGTAGTTGCAATTTGATGATGCGCTAGTATTACATCAACGGCTCTTGGAGCAATTGTTGGTGTTGGGAAACCAGCCGCCGGGCCAAACAAGCCTTCTACGTAATCTGTTGCAGGCGTTGCAGGCGCAACACCACGCCAACAATCCGCCTCAGCAACGGCCCCACTTGGCAACGGTACATCATCAACAAGTTGCCATGCCGTTGTAGTTGCATTAAGAATATCTACAGCGGTATTGCCACGCTGAAAATCTCCGGTTCCTGCAATATTGTGAGTGCCATCGGCAATCGTGGTGTAAGGGTGTATATAGCCTTTACCGATTGGGTAGTCTGCCAAATCTTGTGAAATAATTACATCATCAATAAACATATCCATAGTGTTATTTGCATTATTGCCTATACGGATATTAGTGCTACTTGAAGATGCCACAGCGTTAGTTTTTTGTCCACAGTCTACACCATCTACTTTAACATCTATTAACCAGGGGTTAGATTGTGCCTCTACTTTTATATCTATTCTATACCATTTCTGTGTTGTTATTTGCACACCCGTTGCGCCATAAGCGCCGGATATTCCTGCGTATATACTAGAATCACTTTGCTTAAACCATGCCCCCGGATCGCCGGCAGGGCCACTCATAAATGAAATTCTAGCATCTGATGTTGGTAATGACGCAAACCATACATAAAGCCTCCATATATAAGTAGGAGAAGATGAAAAAGTAGGAGAAAGAGCAGAACCAGTTGCGGCTGTTGGGTTAAATCTAATAGAACGGCTTCCGCTTCTCACGGTTGTTGTACTTATAGATGCCGTCCCAGTTGATTGAAAATGTTCGCCGCCAACTGCTGATAAAATACCACATTCGAAACCACAACAAAAAACAGGTGTCATCTTAATACTTTTAATTTTCCTTTTTCGTACTCATCCACCTTACGGCGAAAGTCCTTACACTCGAAACATTCATGGCCCCCACATAATGGGCCGTTACAATTACGGCACCATCCTCTCGTTACGCCAGATCCAGCTATGGGCACCCAGTTATGGCCGCAATGAACACATTTCACCGTTTCCGCTACAACATGGCCATCTAATAAAATATAGCCGCTTGGTTTCCTTGCAGCTTTCGGCTCATATTTTTTTAACCCTTCAAATATCAATGCTTCGTCTGCTCTCATGATTGCACGTTAAAAACTTTCATCAAATCATTTGCTGATCCTTCATCAGGTGATAACCGTACCCCATCAAGTCTAAGACTTATTACATCTGAACTTAACCTATAATGATCCATTTCTATAGTTGCCATTGCACGAAATTCTCCTTCTTCATTTTCTACAACACCTTCGGTATCCGAACTCATACTCATCAATGGAATGTTTATACCTACTGCCATTCTATTACCATAGGTAGTTATAGACGCATCAAGTTCATACTTTCGTTTACTTGGACTCATCAAAAGTATCTTTGGGTTCTTACCCGTTGATAAATCTGCACTCATTTCAATTGAAATAATCATAGTAATAATTATATTAAGCAGGGCATATCCATACACCCTGCTATTAATTTACTCCTGCCAACTGATCGTGCAGTTAGTATTTGGTGTACCAGTTGAAGCAACACTTTCAACACCTACCCAGTTATCCGACGTTGCCGGGATAACAATTTCTCCGTCCGGTACTGCTACCCAGCGGAAAGTTGCTCTTTGGTTTAAACCAAAACTTAACATCGCACTTGACGCTGTCTTTGTCTGCCCTGTGAAAGTTCCACCTTCACCAGCAAAGATTGCCGCAGGGTTGCCAGGATCTAACGCTCTTGGAGTTACTGCTGTTCCTGTCCCAGATACAGTACCTCTTTGAACATCGAACTGCGTAGCCACGTCAGCTGGCGTAGCGTCTGAACCTATGATGATATCATAGATCCACCCCCTTGTGGTTGTAGCTGCGGCATTTACCTGTAAGATCGTTACGGTAGTACCGGCAGCGGTTTCATGAACTACTGAATATCTTCTTGACATATTTTAATTTGTTTAAAGTTTTAAGAAGGGGCTATATTTCAAGCCCCTTAAATTGTCATTTCGTAGAACTTGCTCCCCCTGGTTTAGGGTTAGCTGTCCCCGGATTGTGTGTTACTGTTAGCATAGTTTTACTATTTAAATATTAATAAGTATTAGCTATTTCCGAAGTCATAATAAATCGAAGCATCATCTCTTAATCTGTTGAGTTCTTCGAAACATTCCACTTTCATGGTGACTTGGTTTTTTTCAAAATTATCTTGGTTCTCATAACTAATTGTTACAGCAAGAGCCTCGCCCTCTACTCTCTCATAGAAATAAGAATCATAAACAAGGATGTGATCTGTTTGTGCCCATGCTGCAGGAACAATTGGCATACCCGCAATCCTTATGATACCATTAGCATCAATGAGAACACCGCCAGGGATAGAATAATCCGAAGGTTTAGTCGCCAATATTCTTTGCCACTCAGACCAATCAATAATTCCAAAACTCGCATCGAAGTTGCGCCCTCTTTGACTTGCTATCACCTGTAAAATTTCTTCTACATCTGCTTTAGCTAAAGTACCAGCCGGGGTACTTGTACCGGTTGAATTAGCAGCAAGCGTATTAAATAAATACGCATTTTCTGCTTTATAAAAATCACGAAGCAACATTTGCGGAAGCTTGTTCTGCATGAAATTCAAATTGAATGTAAGTTGCTTTGTAAACGTTGCGAAACCAGCAATATATTTCAATGTAGCCGTTATAGCTGAAAAGGTATATTGCAAATTTGCCTTAGCAGATCCTTCAGTTTGTGCTGCCGGAACCTGCACAGCACTTGTTTCACGATATGTTACATAGCTTCCATTTCCGTCTGATGGTGCTGTTGAAAGCATATCACGAAAATTAATTTTCTGCGCAGGTAAAAGTCCAAGCCTGTCATTGAACGTAGTCGTGCCTATACCGGTAGTTGTATTTGCAATTGTCATGATTGCCTTCTCTTCAAAGTCCATTGCATTTGGGGCGAGCTT